AGGAACTCCGCGAAATATACCGCCAAATCTTTAACAAAAAGTATTCGGATACTTTCCCTCAATCTTTGAAAGATAGTTTAGAAGGCAAACCTAAACGCTTATGTATTCTGATGGCATCCAAAGCTGGAGCTGAAGGTATTACTCTCCTAGAAACTCGTAATGTTTACATTTTGGAGCCATACTGGAATCCTTCGCGTATAGATCAGGTTATTGGTCGTGCGATCCGCTTGAATTCGCACATCAAGCTTCCAGTAGAAGATCAGAATGTTACCGTAAAATTATATCTTTCAGTATTTACCCCAGAACAGTCCACCACATCAGACGCAGATAAAGCTCCAAACATTGTAGCGATTCGTCGTAACGATATGGTTATGAAACGGTATGAAGGCGATGAACCTCGCGAGACTTTCATGACGACTGACGAGTATTTGTATGAAGTATCTTACGAGAAGAATAGGTTAATTAAAAGTATTTCCACAATCCTGAAACAGGCGGCAGTAGATTGCGAGATTCATCGTAAATTACATTCCAAAGAACAGCCGGTTATTCAATGTATGCGATTCGATACGAAAACAACATCAGAAGATTTGGCTTACAAACCGTCATACCTTTCAGACGAAAAGGATACGCTCTACATGCGCAATATTGAGCGCAAAACTCGTAAGATCCAAATTATTCGAGTTAAAGGTTTATTGATGATTCTAGATCCAATCACGAATGAAATTTTTGATTATGGAGCATTCTCAGATAACAAGCGTTTGTTCAGAATCGGTGAACGATCTGGACCTACAAAGATTACATTTTTTCCCTATGTAGATCTATAAATGTCTAACATGCAGACAGGAACACGCGGATTATCCGCCGGGGACTATACTCGCTTACAACGTATTCGTGGCTCTAAACAGTATGTCACTGCCAATCTAGAAGATGAAGTAGATATATATTCTCCTACTCATGTAGGAGTTGGTCGTATTCGACGCCCTGCATCTATGTGGTCGGATTACAAAGCATCTCAAACTGCCGACTTTGTCACTTCCGCCAGCACGGGATTGAATGGCAATGCACTTTCTTTAACTAAGTTATGCAACTGTACAACAACATCTCTGTCAGTAAAGATGACAGGATGTTCTAAATGCGGAGTCTTCACACATAAAACTATTCAGTAAATAAGCAAGAGATGTCAGGAGGATTAATGCAACTAGTGGCCAAAGGCGCCCAAGATCAACTCGTAAATGGGAACCCTTCGTTTACTCATTTTCGGTCAGTGTACAAACGCCATACGGATTTTGCGATGGAGCATTTCCAGCTAGTTTTCAAGACTACAAACTTACAGCTTCCACCATCAGGTTCTCTCACTCTGCGAGCAAAAGTTGAACGGTATGCCCAACTTATACACGATTGTTATTTAGTTTTGACTTTACCAGATATTTATTCACCCGTTGTTCCAGTATCCCAAACTCATCCAAATTTAAATGCGAACTCAAATGCGGTAGGACACCAGTTCAACTGGATTCGTAATATCGGATATAATATGATTAATCATGTATCACTTCTAATCAACGGTCAGGAGATTGTGCGTCATACAGGAGAATGGATGAAGATATATGCTGATATGAAATTCAATGGAACCAAGAGAGCAATTTTAAATAACATGGTAGGAAATGTTCCCGAAGTTTATGATCCAGCTAACGCATATGGTCGCATGAATCAGTATCCCCATTCAATTTCTACTTCAACATCTCCAGCCGAACCGTCTATTGCCGGGCGTGTTTTGACTATTCCGCTCCATTTTTGGTTCTGTGAAGAAATAGGTAAGGCTTTACCATTAATTGCCCTACAGCATTCTGAAGTTGAAATTGTAGTAGACTTGAAGAACATTTATCAGCTTTTTACCACACTAGATGTTCGTGAGACTATTAGTGGAACACCAAACTCTAAGTTTGGAAAGCGTATTGCTCCAGATTCAAGCTCTCAATCATTCCAAATGAATAATTTTCTATCTCCACCAACTTACTCGCCAAACCCTTCACCTACAAACACAGTTTTGGCAACATGGGGATTAAATCCGTATATTGAAGCCAACTATATTTGGCTGAATGATGTTGAACTTGCGCATATTGCAAAAAATGAGCACTCTTTCATTATAACGCAAGTAGATGTAACATCAAAGTACGGGCAGTATGGTGCAAGTAATGATATGGAATTAACTATGCGTAATTTATGCACGCAGGTCGTATGGGTAGCTCAGCGATCGGATCGCGATGCGCTGAATGATTACGATAACTATACAAACTGGGAAGATCCGTTCAGTCCACCACTAGATTCTGCAGGCCTATCTTTCTTTACATCTCAGTATACATCAGGTAATGCTTTACCTATCGACACATCTCGCCGCGAGATTCTAACCCAGTCGGCTCTAGTTCTAAATGGAAAGGAGCGTTTTGGATACAAGAATGCGGAGTTCTTTTCTGAACTCCAAAACTTCCGTCATCACAAGGGTGTTTCCACTTCTGATATTCCGGGTATTTACTCATACTCATTTGCATTAGAGCATCATGATGGTCAGCCGTCTGGTCACCTGAATGGATCACAGTTCGATCGCACGACTCTTCGCAATTCATACATTCAGCCTCCTCTTTCGGTATCACCAACTCAGGGTAATACCGTATGCATTCTGAAATCAAGTGCCCAGAACCCAAATCCCACAGTAGTGAATCCAAATGCCACAAATGCACAGGGACAGTTACTCTATGGACCAAATGATATAATAACCATAGTAAGAAAGACAGATGCTCAAACCTTATCATATTCCTACAATGTTCGTGCTTTCGTTGAATCTTATAATTTTATCCGAGTTATGGGAGGCGTAGCAAATGTCGTGTTTTCATCATAATAAGGATGAGCACTGGAATCTCTATAAAGACTGCAATATATGGAGTTGGGTCCACTACGGTAGATGTTGTATCAGCCGTTACCGCTCAGAATAAGGATGGAACCATAAATTTTGCAGTTTCGCCAACTTCGCTAAATGTTGAGGATCCTGCACCAGGACAGACAAAGACTCTAAATGCGACATACACAATTAACGGGGGTGCTTCAAACACTATTTCGGTAAAGGACGGAAATACCTTCCACATTCAAGCTCCGCCTGCACGAACAGCTTCGGGTCTTCAAATCAAGAAGGCAGAGTATGGATACCAGGGCAATTATACCGATGTAACAAATGCTCTTCAGGACAAGGTATCAAACGGCTCAATTAATTTGAAAGTAGGTTTTGCTCAGGTAGGTCTACCGGACCCAAATCCCAATAAACAAAAAGATCTTAAAGTGGAGTATACGATAAATGGCGCTCCGAGTACGCAAATTCTTACGGATGGACAGACTTTTTCTTTATCAGCTCCACCCGTGACAGGTTCTGCTAGTGTAGGAAGTACCGATTATACTAGCCCTATTTGGAATGCGTGTTACTTATTTGTAAAGGTATTCTTCTTTGTGTCAATGCTCCTTCTGTCATGGAAAGTTGGACAGCAGTATAATCAGGGAGCTGCATTCATGATCACTGTTGGAACATTTTTAACTTATGGAATATTCCCAATTTTGATTATGCCATTCATCATTTTTTGGTGGCGTTTATTCGTGAATTACGATGTTATTGTTTTAACATAGACATCCAAGATAACATAATGGAGGTTGCAATTGCAAGAGAACTTGACAACGAGTTTAACCGAATGTATTACAGTTTTGCAACTGTTGGTAAGTGGCAAAAAGTTTGGCGAGTTTTATGCGATATGGCATACGATTCCAAAGCTGAGCAATATGAAAAAATTGTGATTTACTCAGAGGATTCTGATAAAGAAGATGCTAGACTATATGGAGGACATATGGTTCAAAATCAGCATCTTATTTGCCTAGATGAAGTTTGGAGATCATACGATAAAAAGAATCCTTTTGTGAATAAAACACTGAAATACATATATGTTCCTCGCGTTCTATTCTACTGCCTAGGAGTTCAAAACTGGTTTAAGTTTTCATTCCCAAACTGTGAAATTGTCTACTGGCCCGAATGAAAAATTGTATTTTCTTTTTAGGTTTTATTACATGCAATGTAGCTTATTTTAGATTTTAGAGAGTCGGGTCCTCGACATTCTTGAACTCACCCACGCCGATGTAGCCGACAAACTTGTCTGCATCATCGCCCTCACCGCAGCGGTAGAGCCGCTTAGACTTCTCGCCAACCACATGGTCGAGCATCTCGAACTTCGGCTTGTCAGAGCCAGCACCGGCATTCGGAACCTGAGTCTTGATCTTCAGTTCAACCATGTCCTCATCCGGATTTTCCACCGGACCGGTCACAAAGCGACCCTTGTCACCGTCCCAGAACTGGCCAGGCGTCTCCGTCTGGGTGAGCTTCTTGATCGAGCGCAGGTCCTTGATGGTGACAATCTGCGGCTCAGAGCTCTCAGCAGGCTCGGGAGCCGCC